GCTTCTTCCGGTGAAATTCTACCGCCCCAATTATATTCGGGGCGTTCTATCTGCTCCCCTTTTGCATTAGGTTCAAAATGTGTCGATCGAAGGCTTTTTGAAATCTCCCTACTCCGCAGCATCCGTTGAATTCCACTCGGCACAATATTTCTGAAATGTGCGCTTCCGCCGGTCTTTCCTTTTGTACCCCAGCCGAATGGAACAATGAGGTAAGGAGAGCCGTCCTTTTTGTTCAGACGGCTTTTCTTCCCATTCAACCACGGACTGCCGGGTGCTTTCATGTCTATCGTTTCAGTCTTGCCGTTCTGCAATTCAACCATCGCAGGGTTGTCGCTGTATACGGTGTATGCAAAAGCACCCGGCTTATTAGGATTTATTTCTATGGTGCTTGCCAAAGCCGAACTCGGATTGGGAATATCCCTTATACCCAGTCGAGGAAAGTCTGCAGACGAATTGCCCATCACATAGTTTTTCCATGCCCCCTGTATCATTTGGGCGCATTCAAGAAGTGCGTTCGCCGCTCTTGGAAAGGCTTCCTGAAAAGCCTTGTTGTTGCCTTTCTTTGCCGCAAATTCGAACAGTGCATCAAGTTCTTCTTGATTTTCAATACGAACGTGTATTCCCTTTATCATAGAATCCCCTATTGCACCCTGTTCAAAATTGCGTCCTCAGAATAGCCAAGCATACGCAATGTTTCCGCATCAACTTTTGTCGCTTCTTCCTGTTTATGCTTACTATATCCGTCTTTAAGTTCATCAAGTGAGAAATTCATCGCGTATTCAAACACAATGAATTCCCAATCTGCATCCCTATTTTCCATCTCCACTGGAGATTCCCGAAAAAACTCCTGTACCGCTAGAGACATCAGCACTTTCGGCGGAAGCCACTGCCTTATCTCCTGTGTCCGGCTCATTGTCAAGCATTGCCTGCACTTTGAAGCGAAACGCTAACGCTTTCGCGTATACCTCCTCGATAAATTTCTGGGACGGAATGTCGCCCCAAGAAAAATTATCATTTTCTTTCTTTGCGTTCTCATACCATGCCGGCCCGGAACGCACGATTACATCAAGTGTAGCGATTTCTTGAATAAGAGAATAACTTCCTGAATCAAAACATTTTTCGGCAATGCCGCTAAGTTTGTAAGCAGTAAGCAGCCCGATTGCCTGAAGGTCTCTTGAACGTGGAAATTTTACCTCAAACTCCCCTCGACTTGTCTTGATTTTTTCAATCACATCTTTACCGCGTACGATGCTTTCAAAAAGATTTTCTTTCTGAAAATCATTAAGTTCGTTTTTTTCTTCTGCCTTTGGCAATTCTACAAGTTCCATAATTTTATCTCCTGATGATTAAAAACATCCACGCCCTAAAAAGAACATGGATTTCTTATTAAGTGTTAAGTACGCTGATTGGCATCTATTTCAGTTCCGGCCTGTTTCTGATAATCCGCCCCTGAACTCATGTCAACGGCTTCAAGTTGTATATCCGCCTTGACATAAGAGCCGCCCTGAATCGTAATGGTGAAATTTGAAGCAATCACATCGTCAAACTCTGCGATAATAATTCCGCTTTTTTCATCTTTAAAAGACATATAAGGGAATTTCACCGCAACCGTGCCTTCCATGAAATCTTTTGATCTGGGATTGAAACTTGCGAGAGAAACATTACCCAAACCGTTAATCGCCTGTTTTCCACTGTAAACGCCCGGTGTCGCAACAAATCCGCCCAAATTCACGCTGATGTTGATACTCTGCGGGTCAATACTCGCCGGCATGATTGCGCCGCACACCTGCGCCCGCTGGAGTTGAATCTGCTTTGTGGCACGCATATTGTCTACAAAGCCGACTTTTTGCGCATCACTTGCGGAATTACCCGCATAGCACCAGCAGCGATACCCTGTAAGAAGAGCATGCTGCGAAACTCCGTTTTTCATTGAAATAATACCTGTTTCCGGCATTTTTTACCCCCTTACACTTCCGTTGTGCTTGTATACACATGGTTGTTTGCTGTGATGAATACGAAATTGATAGGAGCGGCAAGATAACGGCTGTAGGTAAGATAAATCTTGTCTCCGTTAATTCTTACGCTTATGTTCCAAACATTTTCGTTGCTGTCGCCAGGTACAATGTAGCCCTTTGAAGCCCATTGTTTTGCAATTCCGGTAAGGATTGCAGTGATGTCGTTTATTCCAAGTTTTCCGACTTCACCAATAACAGGTTTGAACTGATTGCGCAGTTCGCGGTTCATAAGAAGCGATTCACGCACCATAGAACGTTCGTTGTAAATCAAATCAGCCTGCTGATAGGTAGTCATCGCACGAATGCAAACGAATCTTGAAATATCTTCAGGATCATAGTTACAGACAAGCACACCTTTTTTAATGAGTTTTTCCATATTTGTAACGGTTCGATGCTTTGAAAAACCAAGCACATTGAGCGTCTTATTTGTGAGCGGCGTGTTCACAGCCATCGCACTTTCCATGCCTGCAAGAATTACCGAAAGCATTGCTCCGGAAATGATTTCAGCCTTGCCCGTAAGCGGATTTATACATTTTGCGTTATCGGTAACATACGACACCAGTTCAGAATTAAGAGACACAGCCTTTGAAATTGCATCATCTTCACTTTCACCGACTGCACCGCCCAAGAAGCAGGTTCTTTCCTTTCGGTTCACAGTGCTTCCCATCTGTACACAGTGATTTGCGATAAGAGCCTGCACCGAAGAATCGCTTGAGGGAGTGGCAATAATCTGAATATCCTGTGTTTCAAGCACTTCAAGGGCGGAAATATAATCAGCCACTTTTGCGCCTGAACTTGTTCCGCCTGTGAAATATGTGTAACCGTCTGTGGCATTCGGCATAGCTCGTGTTGACTTGTCAAGAATTTCAACAGAATCAACATACTCATTGGCTCTAAGAGCAGCGATAAAAGCCGCAAAGTTCGAGAAGAAAGTTACCTGTGATGAAACATCAACGTTTGTAACCGTATCAAGGTTTTCGCTTGAAGCCTGTGAATTCGAATCGGCAACAGTAGCATTAAAAAGACCGGTATCATTGATTCTTGCAGCAAGCGTTGCAAGTGTTGAGTACTCCTCAAAAAGAATCTCTATTGTTTCTGTCTGTGCATTTACAACATGGCTCAAAGAAATGGAATCCGCCCCGATTGTTACAGTCGGATTTGAACCTGTGCCTGTATAAACAATATTTATGGACGGCTGGATGATGTCATCCGTTGTGCTGCCTTCGTCTTTGTATACCGTTGTGATTACTTTGCTTCCTGTCTTAGAGCCATTCTTCACCCACATTTTAAGTTGGTTGGTATGACTTCCGTAGTCCCAAGACTTGACTTTAAGCAAATCGATGTTGCCGGACTTCATTGTAAGGCTCGCCTGTGTTCCGCCGTTCACACGAAGCGCAAAAACTTTCTGCGGCACATATTCCCTTGAACCGTTGAAGGCATACGCAACAGCTTCAAGCAAAGAGCCGCTGCCAAGTACAAGTTTAGCCTCGCTCAAAGCCCCAAATTCAAGAAGTTCAAGCGGTTTTCCGCCCTGAGCCTCTCCAAGAATGCAGAGATTCCCGGCTGAAATTCCACCGGGAGAACTTACATTGTTCTGTCTGGAATATACGCCCGGTACATAATGTTCCGTCCTTTTTCCTGCGGATTCAAACACCGCCGCACTAACTCCCATACTTCCTCCTGCTGTTATTGCATTTTTTTATTGAGAATGGCATTGATTTTTTCAAACCACCCTGCTTTAGTCATAACATCGCCGACACACTGTGAACGTAAAAGAGATTCCACATAAAACGACTGCGGATTAAGTTGTAAAAAACGAGTAAGTCCGTATCGGGTTTCAACCTTTGCGGATTCACTCGAATTACTTCCACCTGAATAATTCTCAGCAGAAACATTTTCCGCCGTTTCTACTTTTTCAGAGACATTCGCTTCGCTAGGAATTTCTTTTTCAACGTTTTCTTCAGTAGCAGATGGACTAGATTTTTTGGACATAATCTTTTACCTCCGGGATTACCTCGTTTATTTTTGTTATTCCTGTATCAACAAGCACCTGCCGAATACAGTAATTGACTTCAAAAGAAATAGAAGAGCCTGAAAGCGGAATGTCAAAATCCATGTTGTAATTTCCGCTCCGTTGCCCGTGTATTGAATGGTCAAAAATAGATATGTCGAAATTCTTGTATCTTGACTGAAGAAGTGGCAAAAGTCCGCCTGAAACAAAAAGACGTACAATCTCATAAAGTTCATTCTTTACCTGCTCATTGTCCGCCCAAATCTCTATCCCTACCCTGTCAGTCCGCCTTGTTTTTATGTCATATCCATAGACATAGCCTTGTCTTGCAATGATTTCCTTTAAATTTTGAATCACTTTTTTTGATGTAACAGCGCAAAGTCCGGGAATTTTTGTACCGGCTTTTCTTGTTTCTCCGCTCATGTCGATAAAATCTTCACCGTAAGTATTGCTTGTAAGAATACCTATGTCGTTTTCGTTAAGTCCCACAGTATCAATATCCGCAGGTAATTGAGAGAGTTCGCTTGTCTTGTCATCAGACTGCGTGCTTACAATGATTGCAGGAAACAGATCTGCTGCTTTCATGTTCGCATGAACATAAAGGCTAGCGAATGGGTGAGAGTTGGAAACTTCCACATGAAAATTCTTATAAAGACCGTCAATGTCTACAGTCTCAAGATATTCATGGATAAGAGAGCTTATTGCCTGTTCAAGAATTATTCCCTGATTTAGATAGAAAATAGCCATCAGAAACATTGCCCCTTATGTTCCCAACTGCCTTTTCTAAGGAATATTGGATAAAAAAGTTAATATTACTTGCTTAATATAATAACACACTAAAACTCAGCCTGTCAATTATAAGTATTAAATACGAATATTTGAATTTAATATACACTATGTAGTATTTTTACTTGACACAAATATCATAGTGTAGTAATTTATTAGTATAAATATCACATCTAAAAGATGTGATATACAGAGCAATGAAGAAGTACCGTACAGTTCTTGATTGCTTTGGCAATCCGCCGCAAGGCGAGAGCCATCTGGTTTTGTACGGAAGCCGGATGGCTTTTTTTATTGCAGGGGGAATCAACCATGAATAACGCTAGAAAAGATGCGGTGTTGGCACTGACAGAGCAGATATTGCGTGAAGCCGATGACGAATTTAAGGGCATGGCTGTTCATAAAGTCGGAGGAATGTACGACAGCGTAGATATTTTCAAGGGCGCGGGCAAAATAAATGTCCGCATTGCAGGAGATAGCCCTCTTGCAATTTTTAAGGACATCGCAAGGGCAATACCTTGTTGAAATACGACACGTGTAAGCCGCTAATGGTGAAGCGGAGTATGTTTTTTTTGACAGTTTTTCCAAAAATAAAAACTTGCAGGTTCAAGCCCTGCCACGTGTAAGAGGAGTTGCTGAAAACAGGGCGCAAATAGTATGCAAAGGGTATGAGCAGAGTATGCAGAGGGTATGCGAAAAGAAGAACAAAGGGGCTGTAGAGTTGCTCAAAGGCTACAGTGAGTATGTTATCCCGGACAATCGAGAGAAAAATCTAACTCTTGACACGCGCTCGCAGCGGAGTTTTCGGTGTAGGTAGTGTTTGTGTCTGTTCAAGAGATGAAGAGTAAATGCAATCTAGTTTGCAAACAGACCGCAGCCATGCGTTAAATGGCACTTTTTAAGGAGAAGAAAAAATGACCAATGAGCAGATTGTTGAAAGACTGAAAAAACTTTATGACTGCAAAACGGAATTCTCCGTCACGCAGACAGGAAAAACAAGCAAAAAGGTAAACGGCTTATATAAACCTCTGACACATGAAATAATTCTGCATAATAAAAACTTCAAGACTGAAAACGCCGTAATGTTCACTGCGATTCACGAGCTTACGCATCATATCCAGAATGAAAACGGCGTAAAGGCTAAAAAATCTCACAACAATGCTTTCTGGAACACATTTTATACGCTTCTTGGTAAGGCTGAAAAAATCGGCATTTATTCACGTAAAAGAAGTGAGAGCGTTTCGGAAAAAACAAAAGAACTTTCAGAAATCCAAAAACAGATTATCGAATTGCAGAAAAAGCAGGGCAGGTTGCTTCATGAGCTTTACAAAGAATGTGAGGAACAGGGAGACAGATACGAGGATGTGCTTGAACACGATTTGCAGATTTCATGCAACAAGGCAAAAGAACTTCAAAAAATGGCGGCTCTTACTTCTGATGTTTCCGATGAAATGTCAAAGGCAATCAATTCAGCAAAAGACATGATGATGAAAAACGCCGCAATGCAAGCCGCTGACAGCGGTGCAACTGTGGAGCAGGTTAAAGCAATCGCAAAAGACACCAAGAAAACAACTAAGAGTACAGACGATGGGCTTGATTCGCCGTCAAGTCTTATCCGGGAAAAGAAAAGAATTGAAACAACAATCGAACATCTTTCCGACAGATTAGTGCAGATAAATGAAACATTGCACAGCATGGGTGAAAACACGGATTGATACACAACGAAACATAAAAAGAGGTATGAACATGGCAAGAAAAATCTATGCGGAGCAAATACAGATTAAAGATGAAATGGTTTATACACGCCGGATAAATTTCATTCATTATCTGATTTTAAAAATAATCGGGAAATCGAATATCAAAATTTTTCAAGCCAAAAACGATAAAACGGAGGAAACCCAATGAGCAAAACAGCAACAGAAACAAAGGCACTTGTACCGGTCTTCGACTTGGTTGTAAGTGAACTGACAATAGGAACGCTTATCACCAACGCCAAAGAAGTCCACGACAGCATTATAGACTTCCTTGAAACTTGCGATGTAGAAAACTACAAGGGAACTGTAAAAGATGCGGCTACGGACAAGGCAAAATTCAACGCACTTGCAAAGAAACTTAATGATGAACGAATAAGGCTTGAAAAAGTATTCTTAAAGCCATTTGTTCCGTTCAAGGAAATCATTTCTGAAACGACTGACGCAATCAAGAAAATTTCAAGCGGTCTTGATGTAATCGTCAAAGCAAAAGAGAAAGAAGAAAAAGAAGCAAAAAAAGCCGAGATTGTCGAAATCTGGAAGACCTACGATTTCAGCCTAGTTTCGCTTGAAAAAATCTTCAACGAGAAATGGCTAAACAAGACATACAAGACAAAGCAGATTCACGATGATATTGCGCATATTATCGACCGCATAACAGGCGATTTACAGAGTATTGAGCAGTTCGGAGAAGACACAGCCACTCTCAAAGAGTTGTATCTTACAAACCTTGACTTACAGGCAACCCTGCGTCGTGGCGCTGAACTCCGCGAAAACAGAAAACGCCTTGCAGAGGAAGAAGCACGAAAAGCGCAGATTGAAGCAGAAAAACAGGCTGCTTTAATGCAGAAAGCAAACGCGCCGGAAATACCACAGACAATTACAACAACGGAAAACACGACAAAACCAACTTACAATGTTGATTTTGGTACACATGAAGTCACAGAAGTACAGCCGGAAAAGCCTGCAGAAAAGGCATTCAATTTTTATGTAACAATGCCTATTGCAAAACTCGCTGAAGATTGCGGAATCAAATCAGAGCCTATTCTTATGACCGCCACAATGCAGCAGATGTTGGATTTCAAGAACGCAATGGAAAAGAGCGACTACATTTACGACAAATCATCATACAACGGTTTTTTGCTTATTAATGTTCGTGTAAAAGGAATGTAAAAGCAATGGAAATTAAAGGAAAAGTACATTGCTTTTTCGAGCAGAGCGGAACTTTTAAAAACGAGTTCCGCAAGCTCGAACAGATGATTTATGTGCTTTATGGGGCAAAGAACTGATTAAAAGGGGTAAATTTATGAAAATGTACAAAGGTTTTGGGGAAAATTTGAAATGTCGTGATTTCCAGTATGAAATTGGCAAAGAATATTTTGAAAATCAAGAGAAACGATACAAAAACCACATTGGAGAAAGAAATGAAAACAAAACGACTTGAAATATTGGAAAACTCGCTTGCTAAAAAAGAAGCGGAATTTGCCCGCAGATTAAATATACATTGGGATGACGTTAAGTCAGCAAATGGACAGCCATTAAATGACAAACGGAATGGGCAGGCAACAATGGATCGCTGGGAAAGGCAACGGCTCGCAATTAAGAATCAAGAAAAAAGCATAGAAAAAACGAAACGTGCAATTGAATACGAAAAAAACAAGATTGCACGGGTGGAGCTTTTTACTGTCCCTACCGCAATTCAAGAATTGCTTGATTCAGGAGTTCTTACTCAATGGCGTAAATATCCTAATCGTTTTTTTGTCAAAGGCGTAGAAAAAGCAAGGATTGTTTATGAAAATGGTAAAATTTTTGCAGCACACCATACGGAAATTCCAAACCAAGAGCAATATGCAGTTTTTCGTGATGTATGTAAGTCTCTTGCAAGAAAAATAGAGCAAGGAGACAAGTAAATGACCTACTTGTCTGTATGTTCGGGCATAGAAGCTGCAACAGTCGCATGGGCACCGTTAGGCTTTAAACCTGTAGGTGTTGCAGAAATAGAACCTTTTACTTGCGATTTGTTGAAGCAAAAATACCCGAACGTAAAAAATTATGGAGACATGACGGAATATGAAAGCTGGACGGGAATTGAAGCAATTGACATTTTGGTCGGAGGCACACCTTGCCAATCTTTTAGGCGGAACAAACGACGTTCGAGGACGCCTCATGTATTCCTATCTGGGAATTGTGGAAAAATATAAACCGCGCTGGATTATATGGGAAAATGTACCCGGCGTTTTATCTTCCGGTAAAGGACTTGATTTTGCGAGCTTCCTCGGCGGCTTGGAAAAATGCGGGTATGGGTGGGCGTACAGGGTGCTTGACGCTCAGTTTTTCGGAGTGCCCCAGAGACGCCGTAGAGTCTTCGTTGTCGGACATATTGGAAACAGATGCGACCTTGCCGCAAAAGTATTATTTGAGCAAGAAAGCCTGCGCGGGAATATTAAGAAGGGCAAAGCAGAGAAAAAAGAAATTACCGGAACGCTTACGAGCGGCTTTGGAGCAAGAGGACTAGATATGGATGGAATCGCAAGCGGGCAATACGCAATTGATGTGTATGTTGTAAACGGTAGACAAAACCCTGTTACAAGTAAAAACATTACCGGAATGCTTGATACAAATGGCCACACAAACACTGTTTTCAGTACGTCCTCTTTTGGTGGTTATCAAGATGGCGTCGGTACACTGCGTTCAAGCGGCGGTGATAACGGATATGGATCGGAAAATCTTACAGTACAAAAAAAACGTGTGCGCCGCCTTACTCCGGTTGAATGCGAGCGGCTACAGGGCTTCCCCGATAACTGGACGCAAATTGAATGGAGCGGAAAAGGCGCGGAATACTGCCCCTACAGCCACAGATACAAGGCAATCGGGAACAGTATGGCTGTTCCGGTTATGAAGTGGATTGGTGCAAGGATTAAATATATACAAAGTATTACGGAGTATAAATAGAATGAAAGCGTACAAAGGTTTTGACAAAGATTTGAGTCGAGGATAATAAAAATGAATAAATCCTATGTTGATGGACTTTATGGGTGCGACAGTCGAAGATATTCAAAAACTGATGGATTAGAATGCGGTAAGAGTATGAACGACGTAAACCACCTTTTTATCGGCGATTGCAAAATCATTCTCCCTGCACTTAAAGCACAGTCCGTGCAGACAGTCATAACCAGTCCTCCGTATTTCGGACTGCGCGACTACGGCGTTGAAGGACAAATAGGGCAAGAAGATTCGGTAGAAGAATACGTCAAGAATTTAGTTGCCGTATTCCATGAAGTCAAGCGGGTATTAAAAGATGATGGTACACTGTGGCTCAATCTTGGAGACAGCTACGCGGGCAGTAACAAGAATCGGAATGCAGAGGGGAAAAGCTACGCGATGAAAGAAGGATACAAAGATAGCACCCATACCGGTCGGCGGATGGGGGTTATCAAGCAAACTCCATTATCAGGATGGCTCAAACCGAAAGATTTAATCGGAGTGCCGTGGCGGGTTGCATTTGCACTGCAAGAAGACGGCTGGTATTTACGACAAGACATCATCTGGCATAAACCGAACGCAATGCCGGAACCAGTAAAAGACCGCTGCACAAAGTCGCATGAGTACATCTTTCTTTTATCTAAACATAAGAACTATTATTTTGACTACAAAGCCATCAAGGAAGACTCGGTATTATTTGAAAGCTACAAAGAACACGGCTATAAAAGAACATTAAATGCTACACATCCTTCATATAATTTAAGAAGGGATGATAAACGAGACCCGTTCAAGCAGGAAAAACCGCAAAAAAGATTAAACAGGAAAGACAGTGATTATGATATTACGAAGCGTAATAAGCGCGATGTATGGACAATTCCGACGCATCCGTATAAGGGTGCGCATTTTGCAGCCTTTCCTCTCAAGCTTGTTATCCCTTGTGT